CCTTTGACCAGAAACCCTTTACCCTTCCATACATGAACCTCAACGACATGAAGGCGCTGCGCGCCTCCAAGCTCAACCAGCTCAAGAGCTTGACCGAATCGGCCGAGCTGATGCAGCGGTCCTTCAACGAAACCGAAGAGACGGCCGTCGACAACCTGCACACCGAAATCGAGGCGCTCGACGCGAAAATTGAGCGCGCCGAGAAGACCGAGGCGCAGGTATTGCGTGCTGCCTTCTCTGCTGCTACCCCGCAGCCGGAGGTGCTCGAGCAGGAGAAAATCCAGCAGCGCTACTCCATCAGCAAGCTCGTCCGCGAATCGATGACCGGCCGCTTGACCGGCCTCGAGGCGGAGATGAGCCAGCAGGCAGCATCCGACCTGAAGAACGCAGGCGTAGGCGTCCGCGGCTTGGCGCAGATCCCGGGCTTCATCCTCCGGAACACGTCGACTATCGGCGGCACGAACGTCCCCGGCCAGGCCAACACGAACGTCCTCGAGGCGCTCGTCCCCACCCCTATCCTTGAGCAGGCAGGCGCCAACGTCCTGCGTGGCCTCGCTGGAAACATCAACCTGCCCTCCCTCAACGACGGCACGGACATCATCAACGAAACGGCCTCGGCAACGGGTGCAGCAGCTATCGCAGCACGCCAGCTGGCTCCGCAGCGTGTGGCATCGCGTATCGACATCACCAACGAGTTGCTCGCAGCTATGAACCAAAGCATCGATGCTACGGTTCAGCGCCAGTTCGCACGGGCTTCTGCCGCGCAGATTGACGAGATGTTCCTGACCAAGGTCATCGCAGCTGCTGCTTCTACGTTCGTGAAGCGTAACGAAACGGCAGCCGCTACGGTCGCAGGCTTGACCTCGCAGGTGGCATCGGGCCTCATCGGCGCCCTCGGCAACGCCAACGCCCTCACGAACAGCACGGCGTTCATCACGTCGCACGGCTTGCTCGCTACGGCGCGCTACACCCCGACGGTTTCCGGCGGCGCTATCCCCATTATGCAGGACAACGCCATCTTCGGGTACCAGGCATACGGCACGTCGCTCGCAGCTGCTGGCCTTATCACGGACGCGTCGTACGACGTCTACTCGGAGGTCTACGCCAACACGACGGCAGCGACGACGCTCAACAACGAAGCCGACCTCGTTCCGATTGTTATCGCGAACATGGAGAACTGCTACGTGGCATACTGGGGCGGCGGAGCAGCCGACCTCGTTATCGACCCGTACACCTTGGCTGCGACGGGCATCACCCGCCTCATCCTCAACATGTACGCCGACGCCGACTTCGCACACACGGGCGACGTCCGCTTCACGGTGGGCGCGTAATCCTTGCAGAGCTGACATCATAGAGAAGGCCCGGGGCACTCCCCCGGGCTTTCTTACTTTTGACCTATGACTATGCGATACAGCCGCGCGGCGGAGCCTACCGACACCAACTTCATCAGCCTCACCAACCTCAAGAATTACTTGAGGATTGACGGCAACGATGACGACACCACGCTCGGCTTCCTGCTCACCTCCGCACGCCAGGCGTGCGAGGAAGATACGGGCCGCCTGTTCGGTTCGGGCACGGTGACCTTCTACATGGACTCCTTCGAGGATAACCAGTTCCCCGCCGGGCCGGTGACGGCTATCTCGTCGGTGCAGTTCTACGACGTGGACAACGTGCTTCAGACGCTGTCAACGGCGCGGTGGTATGCCGACCTCGTTGGATCACCCCAGCGCATCGCCTTCGACGCGCCTCCGGCCGTCTACCTCGAGCGCTACAACCAGGTCATCATCAACACGACGGCAGGGCACAGCACGGTGCCCGGACCTATCCTGCAGGCTATGCGCCTGCTGTGCGGCCACTACTACGAGAACCGGCAGCAGGTCATCACTGGCACCATCGCGACCGAGTTACCCATGGGCGTGCAGGCACTGCTGTCCACCTACCGCGTCTACGCATGAGAATCGGTAAGATGGACCGGCGCATCGTCATCGAGCAGCCGACGGTGACCAAAGACGACTGGAACTACGACGTGGTGACGTGGACGACGCTGGCGACGGTGTGGGCCGACAAGCTCGACCGAGGCTCTGGCGAGGTGGTGGAGGTGGACCGGCAGACGGCCCTCACCCGTACGCAGTGGACGATGCGCTACCGCTCGACGGTGAACTCCACCATGCGCATCCTGTACAACAGCCAGTACTACTACATCGTGGGCGTGGAGGAGATTGGCCGGCGCGAAGGTCTGCGCGTCTTTACCGAGCTTAGGAACTGATGGCGGGCTTCAACGTGCGTGTAGATGCGAGCAGCGTCAAAGCCATCGAGCAGGCGCTTAAGGAGCTGCCGCTGGAGCTGAAGAGCGGCGCCGTAGCTACGGCCCAGGTGAACGCGGCCTCCGTCCTGCGCAACGAGGCCAAGCGCCTTGGCAAGCAGCTCGGCGGCTCCGGATCGTGGTCAAAGTCGCAGCACGTCGTGCGCGGTAACGTCAAGCGATACTCACCCTACGTGGTGCTCAAGACCGCTAATAAGCGCTTTAGCGTGCGGCCGGTGAGCACGTTTATGGACGCCGCGTCGCCGACCACCTTCGCACCCATCAAATACAACCACCTCATCCAAAAGGGCAGCGCGCCGCAGGTGAGGACCGGCGGCTTGGGCCGTGCGGTAGGGGCCAAGCCACGGCCCAAGAAGTACGGCGAAAAAGACGGCCGCCGCATGACCGGCAAGGGCGGCTTCATGGTGCGCAACGAGCGCAGCGGCTACATCCACCGCATTCAGAAGATTAAGCACCCAGGCTTTGGCGGGCACGACATCTACCAAGAGGTGCTCGACAGCAAGGGCGACGTGGCGGTGGAGCGTTTCAACCGGGACGCCATCAAAATCATAGACCGCTACAAGCGCAAAAAAGGCTTCGCATGATCAACCTCGTCATCGACATACTCAAGGCAGACGCCAACGTCACGGCCATCACCACCGCCGACCGCATCTACCCGCTGTCTCGGCTCGAAGGTGGGACCATCCCGGCCATCGTGGTGCAGCAAATCAGCACCGACCCTGCCGACACGCACGACAGCACCAGCACGATGGACACGAACACCGTGCAGGTGACTATCATCGAGGACAAGCCCAAAGACGCCAACGCCTTGGCGGTGCTGGTACGTGCCGCGCTCGACGGCTATGGCGGCAACACCATCGCAGAAATCCGGCTGACCAACCAGGCCACCGATGTCTTCGAGGCCATCGACCTCTTCACGCTGACGCAGACGTACGACGTGCGCGTCGTCCGCGACAACGTCACCGTGCCCTCTGCCCTTGCCGACCTCGGCGAGCTGTACCTCGACGACATCTACGACGTAGACGCCACCAGCCCGGCGCGCTACAGCCGCCTGGAATACAACGCAAGCACGTCGGTATGGGAGAGCACCCCCGACCTAAACATCGATGGGGCGGTGTACAGCAACCCGCGCCTTATCACCCTGACCAACGGCACCACATTTACCGTGGCCAGCGGCGACCACCTCATCTTTTGCAACTACGCGAGTGGCTCCGGCTCAGCTTCGTCCACCCTGCGCCTACCAGAGGTAGCTACCAGCGAAGGGCGTGAGGTGCGTATCAAGACCGGCAGCCACCTCTCGAACCAGCGGACCCTGACCCTACGACCAGCAGCTGAAGACACGACGGTGACTATTGACGGTAGCGCATCGGCATCGATGGACCGCTCCTACGACGGCATCACCGTCCACTGCATTGACCGAGAGTGGTACATCACCCAACGCAAGAGCAAATGAAGATTGCCGTCCACTTCCCGGTCTATAAGCGGCCGCGCATCCGCAACATTGCCATGGACGCGCTCGACCGCGTACGCGGCCAGTTCCTCGAGCATGGCATCGAGATGGAGGTATGCGTCATCGGCGACGACCCCGGCCTTGCGGCGGTATGCAAGAAGCGCAACTACATCCACTACGAGGTAGGCAACCACCCCGTCGGGCGCAAGTTCGAGATGGGCCTGCGCTACATGCTGCGGCATATGCAGTTCGACTACCTCATGGAGTACTGCTCGGACAACATCCTGCGGAACGACTGGGCAGAGAAGATGGCCAAGGAGCTGAAGGCCGGGCGAGCGTGGGTAGCACACGCCGCCTTCTACATCGTGGACAGCAAGACCGGACAGACACACCTCTTCAGCGGGCGCGGCCAGTCGAACGTCGGACGCTGTACCTCGCGCAAGCTGGTGGAAGCCTGCCAAAAGCACCGGGGCCACTGCTACGAGTACGAGCTGATGAGCGGTCTCGACGCGTGCTTCCGTACCAACATCAGCCGCTGCACCGACCATCTCACCTTCCTGCTCAAGAGCGAGACCCCTATGATTGTGGACATCAAGAGCGAGGTCAACATCAACACCTTCCGCGGCTTCGCCAACAAGCCCGACCGCTTCCCTCCCACGGAGGTAGTCGGCGACTTTCCCGAACTTTCCCAACTGAAACCCTTTAACTTTTAAGACATGCCAACCTCCGGTAAAATCCGCTCCAACGCGATCGGTATCTTCATCTCCAACGAAAGCGCCAACAGCGGCACCTTCAGCGGCAACACCTACGGCGACAACACCTCCGAGAATGACACCTGGGAGATTGTTGCCTGCGCCACCTCCGGCACCTTCAGCGGTTCCATGGAGGTCATCGACGCCACGACCAAAGACAACGACGGCGAGCGCGAAATCCTGACCTCTTCGCTGTCGTGGACTATGACCGCCGACGGCCTCGTGGAGTACGGCTTGAGCAGCTCTGTCCGCAGCGCGGCCGACCTCTTCACCCTGTGGAAAGCCAAGACCAAGGTGAAGGTGGCATGGACCACCGGTCTCGACGGCGACCTTATGTACTGGGGCAAGGCGTACATCACCAGCTACGAAGAAACGGCTGGGTTGAACGAAGTGGCCTCTTTCTCTGTTAACTTTGAAGGCGACGGCACAATCTACAAGGCTGTCCTCGACACTTCGAAGGCTGTATTTAACCTGAACACGTAATGGCCAATAAGCTCCAAGGCAAGTTCTCCCTGCAACTGACGGACGACCTGACGGTGGACGTCTGTCTCAACCTCTACGCACTCAACCTCTTCCTCGAAGAGGAAGGCGCACAGTTGGACCAGTTGCAGGAACTCTTGGAGCAGAAAGCCCTGGCAAACCTCCCGAAGCTGGTTTGGGCGGGAGTCAGGACACAGGCCATCCTTTCCGACCGAGAGCTGCCGCTGAACTTCCCCAAGTTCGCGGCGCTCTTCGGTTCGGTCAGCTGGGACGAAGTGAGCAAAGACGTGCTCACCGCCCTGCAGCTGGACACAAAAAAAAAGTAAGCGGAGAGAGCGGCAAGGGTGAGCCGTTCGACATGAGGTCGTTGTACGTCGCTTGGCTTGAGCGCGGCAAGGACCCGTCTATTTTCTGGAGCAGTACCTTCGGAGAGGTAATGATACTTCTGCGCTCCTATGAATTTAGAGATGAGCTCCAGTGGATGCACACCAGCGCCGTCATGGCAATGCTGGCGAATATCCACCGAGCAAAGAATTCACGCGCATACGAGTGGACGGACTTCAATCCTTACTCATCGTCTCGCAAGAAGTCAGCCGCGCCCAAGATCACGGCCAAGCACACCCAGCTCTTCGACAAGATGAGCCAAGCACTGAACAGGAAAGATGGCTAAAGACGCAATCCTCAATATCATATTTGGCGCCAACACGAAAGAGCTGGACAAAGCTCTTGACGGCGCCACGAAGCGGCTGCGCGACACGGCGGGCAAGATGAACGACTTGGGCAAGTCCTTGTCCATCGGCCTTACCGCACCCATCGCCGCCTTCGGAGCTATCGCCACAAAGAACGCGGTGGACAGCGCCAAGGCCATCGCCCAGGTAGAGGCCGCGGTACAGTCGACCGGAGGCGCGGCCGGCCGGAGCGTGGCACAGCTGGAGGAGATGGCCGCGGGCCTGCAGCGCATCAGCCTGTACGACGACGACCAAATCCTCAAGGAGGTCACGGCCAACCTGCTGACCTTCACCAACGTCACCGGCACGCAGTTCGACAAGGCGCAGGTAGCCATCCTGAACCTGTCGACCCGTTTGGGCACGGACCTGACGAGCGCGTCGGTGCAGGTAGGCAAGGCGCTGAACGACCCTATCAAAGGTGTCACGGCCCTCGGCCGCGCCGGGGTGCAGTTCACCGCGCAGCAGAAGGAACTCATTACCACGCTTGCGGAAAGCGGCGACGTGGCCGGGGCGCAGTCCATCATCCTCGGCGAGCTGGAGACCCAGTTCGGGGGAGCGGCGGAGGCAGCGGCCAACGTCGACCCCTACACGCAGCTTGCCAACGAGGTAGGCAACCTGTCGGAGGACTTTGGTGTCATCATTAACGAGGCCATCAGGCCGCTTGTTGCGTATGTACGTCAAGCTGTCGACGCCATCAAGGGCTGGAGCGATGAGACAAAGACGACGGTGTTGGTCATCGGCGGCCTGCTCGCCGTCATCGGCCCCGTGCTCATCGCGGTTAGCTCGCTCATTACGGCCTACACCACCATCAAGGGCGCGTTAATAGCAGCTCGAGCAGCGCAGATAGGCCTGAACTTGGCGACACTTGCCAACCCCTACGTGCTCGCGGCGGCAGCCGTTGCCACCCTCGGCGTGGCTATATATAACATGAACCGGCGAGCTACAGATGCGGCCACGCAGGTCAACAAGTTGGCCGAAGCGGTGGACCAATTAAGTGCTACCGAAGCCATCGCCGAAGTCAACCGAGCCATCCTCGAACAGACCACCAAAGTCCGAAAGCTCCAGGAAACCTACGACACGCTACAAAAACAGCGCGAGACGGGAGACCAATTTGATAAGCGTATCGCCAGCCAGCGAAAACAACAGGTGCGCGACGAGCTGGCCAACGCACAAAAGACGTTACAAGGCTACACCGACCTGCTAACGGCAAAAAGAAAAGACCTTGAAGCGGAGAAGCAGGCGGCTAAAGCAGTCCAACAAACGCAACAAGCGCAGGCCGATTTGGTGGTAGAAATCCCAAAGTTGGAGGCGGTCAAAGAGGACTACAACCAAACACTCAAAGACAGCCTTGATGACTTATATGCAGAGTATCAAATCACCGGCGATCTCAACAAGCGCATCGACCAAACGGCCGAAGCATACAAACGTGCAGCCATAGCCGCCCAACGGCTCGGCGATGTAGAGCGCGCGGAGGAACTCAAGGCGCTCATGCAAGGGCAGGGCGGAGTGGCTGGGCTGACCCCTATCGCACCAGGACAAATCGCCAACCCTGCCCTGCAAGGACGCGGCCTTATGACCAACCCGGCCGATGCCGCGAGGACTGCGGAGGCCGCTGAGTATGCCGAGCAGCTGGCCGCCATCGACGAGATTGTCGTCAACCTCGGGCAAAATATGCAGGCGGTGGGCGCGCAGTTTGGCGAAAGCCTCGGCATGCTCATCACAGGCGCCGAAGGTGCGGAGGAAGCCTTGAAGGCCACCGCCCGTGCAGCCATTGACGCAGCGTTCAACGCCGCCACGGCCCTCGCCATTCAAGCGGCAGGGCAGACCGCCGTAGGTTCCGGACCGGCGGCGGCTATTATCCTGCCTGCCCTCATTACGGCAGGTATGGGCCTCATCAAATCCGTCTTCACCAACCTCGTGGGACTGGCGACGGGCGGTCTCACCACCGGTCCGATGCTGGCCATGATTGGGGACAACCCGTCCGGCAAGGAGGCCGTCATCCCGTTCGAGCGCATGGGCGAGTTTTTGCAGATGGCAGGCGTAGGTGCAGGCGGCGGCAACGTCACCGTCACTGGGAGATTGCAGGGGCGCGACCTCGTCATCAGCAATGAGCGCACCACGTTTAACCGTAACCGCACCAAATACTAATGGCAATACGTCTGCAGTCCGAATTCAGCGACAACCTCGGACTGACCTACCAGGTCAACATCCACGACGACACCTATACGGGGGCCATCATTCCCTTCACTATAGGTGGCGACGGCTTTGTTCTAAACTATGAAGGAAACGTCGAGACCAGGTACGAGCCTATCATCGGCAGCTTCCTTGAGTTCACGCTAATCGAGCAGAACAGTGACCACAGCGACTTTCTTTCCGATTTAATTCTTGCACCTGAAGGACGCTATCTCGTAAGCGTACGACTTGACCCTGACGGGGTGGATACGTTGTATTGGGGCGGCGTCATACTTGCCGAGCAGCTTTTGCTTGCAGACCAGGCATTTCCTATAGAAAACCGCATCCGAGCGACGGACGACTTGGCAAACCTCAAGGACATCCTCTACAACGACAACGGCTCGCCGTACACCAACGCTGGTTTCGGTTACACCTTTATTAAGCACCTGACCCTGGCGTTGTCCAAGCTGCGTACCACTTCGCTGTGGGCTAATGACACGCCATTCCTTCGGGCTGTGGCAAGCTACACGCCTGGCAACATCACAACGGGGGACTACTACAGCAACTTGCGTGTGACGCATGCAACCTTCTACAATTACGAGGAGGATACGGACCAGAAAAACTACTATGATGCTGCCTTTGTCCTGGCACAGTTTGCTATCAGCCTGGGGGCGCGCATCTATCAGGCGAACGGCACATTCTGGTTTACGCCTGTGGGCAAGCAGGTGGCAAGTGCTACGCTTTCCGCGTTGGCATACGACAAGCAGGGCGACTATTTGAGTGCTTCAAACGTCAGCACGAACATCGACATCGGCGTCGGTATCAAAAAGCTACGCGGCTGGCAGTACGGGTACCAGCTGCCGCTGAAGAAAGTGCGGCGGCTATTTGAGCATAACAACGCAGGGCCGGCGTTCGTTGCCAGCTATGCACCAGCCGACCACGGCACGACGACCGTAGTGCTCAATGAATTCGACTATGCCAACGGCCAAGTATTTCGGCTGCTGCTGCATAACGTGTGGAATCAAGTGCCGGACTATCCTGGCGAAAACAGCTACCATTTCCAACGCCGCATCAAGCTCAAAGTCAAATGTGGCAACCGGTATTTGAAAAACACGGTTACAAATACAGCGGCTACCGCCTACCTCCCAATATTCTGGGCGGCAATTCCTTACACGTACCCATCTCCGCAAACTGCGTCTTGGACCACCAACGCTGCCGACAGGTTTACGATTAGCGGTGCGCCACAGAACGTGCATACCGACAACATAGGCGACGCGCAATTCTTCCAGCTCGACCTTCCGCCGCTGCCTGCCGACCTTTCCGGCCTTGAGGTTACCGTGTATTTTGATGTGCTGGAACTTGACGCCGGGGTGAATACTGACCAAACCAACGCAGCTCAACCCACCACCTACGTCATCCTACAGTACGGCGGAGAAGCAGAGGACGCCGTGGCATATAGCGCGACCAGCTCAAATGCCAACACTGCCGTACTGGAGCAGGAGCGCGTCATCCTTGGGGACGCATTTGAAACCATTGCAATAGGACGTAT